TAGCACCAGTTGTGTTATTAGAAATAGCAAGCTGTTTTAGCTGTTCTAGTACTGCTCTATGGTTAGCCTTAGTTGTAGCAAAGATATTAAAGTCTCTTAGTAAGAAACTAGATCCTTCAATTTCAAAGTTTACTTTTTCATCTGCAGAAGTTACATATTGCAATCTTACAGAAGGTTTAGTACTATGATAGTACTGAGCCAAGTCTGTTCTCATCTGATGCACTCTAGGCATTAAATAATCACAGTGATTCATAAAGTAAACTTCTGTTTGAGCATATGAGTTTGCTGTAGCAATACGTAACCCAGTTGCGGTTGTTTGCTCAACCTGCTGACCCATACGTTGTGGAGTAATACCAATTACTTCATAAGCTTGTTGCTTAAAGTAATTAGATAACTGTATTCTAGATAACAATCTTTGGGTTTGCTCTAAGTTTAATACTTGATAATGTTGGAAGTTAAGTGCATTCTCAGTGTTAGTAATAGATGTATCTAATGGCAACATCTGAAAATCTTTCATTGCAACATAAGCTTTAGCTAAGTTATTCTTACCCCAATCTTCTCCTAATGAGTGTCTTGGTAAAGCGTTCTGGTCAAGCATAATTACTGTACCTAACTCATCTACAAGAATATCAGCAATTTGGTTATTTACAATATTATAACCAATCTGAAAAGGTTTCATTAAATCTACTAATGAAGTAGATCTTGTGTTTCTATCAGAGAATACAGAACCTTCTACGGGCAACTTACAACCATAAAGTGTAGCATCACCTTTAAATTGGAATGGTACACGTCCTGGCTTTTGTTTGTTAATACCTAGATATATTGGATTAACACCATCAGGAGAATAGTTATTCATACCCCAATAAGCCGGATAGTTTGGTCCAATCTTTACACCACCCCATACTTCATTAATCCAAATCCAATCAATATGCTCACCAGCAATTAGATTTTCTTTTGTCTTATTCTTAAATACTGTAGTATCATAGATAGGTTTAAGGGTTACCTTATACATCTCATCTACTACATCCTGAATAACATCACCATTCTCATCTACTCTTGTTAAGTGTCCAACCTTTCTTTGAGATTTCCAATAAATATTGGCAACTCTTAACATATCAGTGTTTTTATAATCAAAGTAATCTTCAGATTCTGAAAGAATCCAGTTTACTATATCTCCACCTTCTAGTGGTCCATCATTTAATGATGTAAATTGTCTATATGCTAATCCAGGTTGACCAGTATTCCATTCATGTGATTTAGTACCATCATAATAACTACCATCATTCTGTTGACCACCAATTGGATATCCTGCTGCTCTTGTAGGATAAATAGCTTCCATAGAGCGCATTTGCTCTTCTGTCATCAAATATCCGTATTTATCAATGATATCTGCAACAGTCATCATGTCTATCTTACCTACCCAGTTACCTTGTGATACATAGCGTACATCTGGAGACTTATGATAGAATGTAATTAAAGGATTCCATAACTCAACTTCATAATCATCATCATTCATTTTAAAATGCCAGAACTCTCTATCAGTAATAAGCATATCACGGAATGCTCTTTCTTCAAGTTCATCCATCTTAAAACGTTCATAATCTACACGCATTTGATGTTCAGCCCACTCTTCAAGCATAGATCTATAATCTTTCTTAAAGAAGCCTTCAATTTCTGGTAAAGATTTTAAACTTTCAGGAGCCAAGGCTTGCTGAATTTCTGGATCTTCCATATCAGCTCCCATCTCAATCATCTTCATTACTAGTTTCTGCTGTGCATCTGATATAAGTTTTGCTTCTACCATTGCACGTTTCTCTTCTAGTAATTCATTATAAGATATATCATCTGTTGTTCTAAATGTAACTGTAGTATTTCTCTTAGCAAACTCAGATACTAATACATTGATTACGTTAGGAATAATGGGATAAAACTTTAATTCTAATGCTGATGAATCTTCTTTAGTAAGAACATCAATCAAATCAGCATATTCTGGATCATCTTCTACTATGTAATCACTACGATCTATAATACCCTTAGCAAGTTTGTAGTTTTTTAACAGACGTCTAGCATTACGTCTAATTTGTTTCATTCCTTGCCACTCAAGCCAATCTAAATTCCATGCTGCCCAATCATCTGTCTTTTCTGATGTAGGTACAAACTGTACTGGTTGGGTAAGAGTACCCATCTTATTACGTTCTATCTTAGCTCCGCCTTTTATTTGTAAAGCATTAAATACCTGCATAGTATGTTATATTAGTGTTTGGGTTATCTAATAAATCTTCTGAGTTTAACTCATAAACTTCTTCATTAGATACATATTCATAGTATAAGTAATTAATACTCAATACATTAAGATCAGTTGTAGTTATGTAGTAATACATTATCTAAAATTTTTAAAAGCTCTTTTAGGTTTTGACATAGATGAATGATTGCTCTTACCTCCTATATGTCTAAAAGGGCTCACTTTAAATTTATACAAATTTGCTGTATTTTCCAAAGAATTATTACTTTGCTCTCTTCTTTTTGTATATCCTCTGTTAGCTTGTTGTACAGAAGCAAAAGCAATTAGTGCTGAAAATGCTACTAAACGGTCAACGTTTAAACCTGGATGGTATGCTAACATTTCCTTTAACAACATAGGATCTGGGATTCTTGTAACACCATATGTAGTTTTAAATACTTTACCATTTTCATCAGTAATCTGGTCTATCTCATCTCTTAAATATTCAATAGCATAAGATATTAAATGGGTTCTGAACAAATGTCCTGTATTTCTCCATCCATATTCTTGGTGTACAGATCTATTAGAACCAAGATCTTTAAGAAATAACATCTGATCCTTAGTAACTAAATATCTCTGTTTCTTTTTAGACATCATATATTGAATGAATAAAGATACGTTATTTTCTACAATAGTCCATGCATTATACCATTCAATTAATAATTCTAATCTTTCATGTGTTTTCTTTATATCATCAAATCTACCACACCAAGATGCAACAATACCATCTTGTTCTATTTCTACTTTAATGTCTTGACCATCATCCTTTGTTACTTCAGTGGCAGTCTTATATATAAATATACTACACAATGAATCACTAGTTGTAGTTTTTCCTTCACCCACGGGATCCACAGATGCATAATACATTCCAAATGTAGGATCTCTTTTAGGTCTTTCCCAAACAACAATAGCTCCTTCTTTATTTTCTAATGTTTTAGATATAGGAAATTCTTTTATAGGTTGTTTATTAGTTTCTTTTATAACTAATGCACCATCATCTCCTCTAAATAAATCAATTAATTCATATGGATATTCTTTATCTTCACATCTTTTCAACTGAGCACTAACTAAATGTATAGGAAAAACAGATTCTTTTCTATAAGCAAATGCTTCTTTAATGTTAGTGGGTTTTTGAGATATCCTTAATTGATATTGTTCCGGGGGTAATTCTTTCTTCATCTTTACCCGCTCATCTTTTATAGCTTGTAAAGCTTCTTCTACAAGAGAATTACCATACTTATCAATATAAGGAGGCATAGACCATTGCTCTGGAATAAATAATCCAGCTTTTGCAATAGTGCCATCTGCATCCATTAAGTTAGTTTCTACAGTATAGATATCATTTTCTTCTGCATTCATGATCAACCTCTTTAAAGGTTCACATGCATCAAGATCTCCCACAGATCCTGCAGCTATAAACATACCTGTAGTAATCATACCTGATTGTAATGCGGGTCTCATATACTCATATGTTTGATCTAACTTAGGTGCAATCCCTGCTTCTTCATAAAAGAAATACTTAGTAGGACCACCGACACCTGATGTTGCAGATTTTTCAAAAGACATACCCTGGATAGTACCTTTCAATCCTATCTCAGTAACTCGGTTTCCTTTTCTAGCTTCAATTTTCTGTTGCCATAATAAAACCTTATTAGGATTCATAGGTCTATACCATGCAGTATGCTCATTTAAAAAAGAAGCATATTCATCTAAAAACTTCCAAGAACCTTTATCATTAATGTAGTCTTTAAGAGATGCTCCTATCTTAAGAGTTACCCCCGGTTCAAACCACAATTGATTTAATAGTTTTGCAATATGGAAATAAGAACTAGCTATCTGACGTTTCTTTAATATTGCTGCATGTTTATAATGCAACTCTGCTAGTAACTCATATAACGCCATATGATACTGAGCGTCTCTAATCTTTGCAAATCCAAACTTCTGTATTTCCTTATTAAAAATAGGTAGGAAATTTAACCACATATAATAATCCCTAGTAATGTACCAAGATACAGAACCAGAGTGTACCAATATGCCGTTTTGACATCTTCTTTTTTGTTCATCCCAATAATATATAAAATCTTTTGATCTAAAAGGTGCTGTACAGTATACAGAATCTTTTTCAAACTTTCTTGCTTCTTCGTTACCAATATAAATATCTTCATTAAATCTGTACTTACCTGGTTCTTTAAAAAGCATCAATACATAATCTCTGAACTCTTCTTTAGTTTCAAAGTCTGTTTCATACCATT